GCCGGCGGCAAGCGACAGGATCAGGACGCGGGTGCCAGGCCGCAGGATCAGCCACACCGGGTAGAGCGTCACCGGAACGCACCGATCCGCGAACCCGTCGAACAGGGCAGCGGCCGCCGTCAGAGCCACGCTCTTCTTCTCCGGCCCCGTGAGCGTCGACACGGCGTCGAGGCCGGCGACGGCCAGGTGGAGCAGGCCGACGAGCAACCGCCCGAACTCGGCCCACGTGAGCCCGTCCCGGGCCTGCTCGCGGGCGGATGCAAGGAACGCGTTCACCTGCGCGACGACGGTGGTGAGCGATTCGCCGGCGTTCATGATTTCTTCCTCGCGAAGATCTCGGCGATCGGAACCACGCGCTTCCGCCGGGCGTGGCAACACGAGCACTCCAGCCGCTGAAACTGCTCCTCGCCCACGCGGCGGGAGTGGATCACCCGGCACCGGCTGCCGCACTGGCGGCACGCTCTACTTGATTCGTGGGGCATTGCTCTTGAGTCGGATGGCGACGAGCCGCGCGGCCGCGGCCGTGAGGGCGTACGTCCACCGCCGGCGGTTGTCGGCGGCCTGGTCGGCCACCAGCTCGGCGGCCTGGGCCTGCTCGGCGCTGGTCAGGTTCTCGGCGCGCCACTGCTCGAGCGAGCGGAGCGCGGCCGTCGAGCTCGGGTAGGCCGGCCGCGTCACCACCGACACGTCGTAGAGCTCGCCCACCGCGGTGACGGTGCGGATCGCGGTTCCGTCCGCGGCCTGCGTCCACGTCTCGCCACCCTTCGCGATCGAGAACGCAAACGATGCCCCGGTGAGATCTTGCCGGCGCAGCAGCGTCACCGTGTCGCGGCCGAGCGTCGTGTCGGGCGGGGTGATCGCGTAGGCCAAACCCTTCTCGCGGATCTGGAGATCGAGCGTGCCGTTCGTGGTGCGGCCGAGCACGAGGTTCGGGTCGTGGTTGAAGAGCGCCACCACGTCCACGCCCCCGCGCGGGTCGTTGCGGCTGCGGCCCACGACCTTGTCGAACGCTCCCGGGGCGAACACCTCGCGGAACCCGCCCAGGTCCACGCTCTCGGAGTTGAACGGCGGCGAGATGCCCTTGATCAGCGGCGCGGCGGCGGATCGCTCCTCGAGCTCGATCGGCTCGGCTTCCATCGGCACGTAGCGGCGTTCGATTTCAAGCATTGGGAACGTCCTCGGGGGCCGGTGTCGAAACGTCCTCGGGGTCGATCGTGTCGGCGGGGATCTGCTCGATGCCAGGGTTGTTCGGGTCTTGGCCCGGCATCATGGGCGATGCGTCGGGGCCGGTGCCCGTGGCCGACGTGCCGAGCGGGGCAAACCCAAGCTGCATGTACGTGACGCCAGCGGCGGGGTTCTCGAGCAGGTCGAGATCCTCTAGGTCACGGAGCTCGTTGGGCGAGATCGCGCCGCAATTGAAGAGGAACTGGTACAGCGCCACGCGGGCCTGCGTGTCGCCGCGGAGCAGCGCGCGGGAGTCGAGGCGGCAGTAGTGCCGGCCGTCGGTCGGGTTGTCGTACGTCCGCAGGATCGATCGGTCGATCGCGCCCTCAAACCGCTTCTGCCACGGCAGCAGGCCGAACACGTGCGCGGTCACGAACTCCTGTTCCACGTTCGAATACTTCGCCATCGCGTCGTCGCCGAGTAACGTCGTCGGGATGCCGTAGACGCGGGCGATGTCGGGGAGCATCGACTTCCGCAGCTCCATGAACTGGTTCGCCTCCTGGCTGTTCCCTTCGATCGGCTTGAACTGCGTTTTCTTCGGCAGGATCGCGGTGCTCCCGCGCTTCCGCGAGCCGCCGTAGATCTCGTTCCACTGCCGCCGGAAGTTTGCGGCGGCCTCGGGCGGGATCTCTTCCTGCGTCTCGATCACGCCATCGGGGCGGGCGCTGTTGTCCCAGAACGAGGCGGCAGCGAGATCGAGCTTCCGGGCCAGGGCCACGCTCGTCGCGCACAGCTCGGCCGGGAGCTGGCCCTCGTACCCGTTGTCGGACAGCCAGCGGTAGTGAACGATCTGCGACTGCGGGTAGTCCTTGCTCTCGCCCTTCGGCTGTAGGTAGCGGTAGATCAGGCTCCCGTCGGCACCGCGTAGAACGCTCATTCGCGAAGGGTGGAGCGGTTCGAGCGACGAGCAAAAACCGTTGTCGCCGGAAACGATCCGCGAGTAGGCCCGGCCGTAGAGGGCCAGGTGGTAGCAGCTCGTTTCCTTGTATTCGAAGTCGCTCTGCCACCCGTTCGGCCGCCACGTGAGCACGTCATAGCAGGGCAGGTCGTGGGCGTGGACCTTCGGGTATCCGGGCCGGCGTCGCATCACCTCGGTCGGCATGCACGCGAGCGAGCTGGCGATGAACCGCACGCACGCCAGGATGCACGTCACGCGGACGGCCACCTCGGCCGACATGGCATCGGGCTGGAGCCACTGCCCGAGCGGCAGGTGATCGGCCAGCGCCCGCAGCTCGTAGCGGTCTGGGGCGCGGCGCGACGCCCGCGGCGTGGCGCGCTTTGGTGCGGCGGGCTTGGTCACAGCTCGACGATTTGCCATGCGTCCGCGCTCGTCTCAGGTTCGGCCGTGATCGCCACCGCGAGGCCGCACACCGCGGCCACGATCCCGTCGGTCTTCTCGCTGCTCCGGCCCTTGTCGGGCTTCATGTTCCCGGCGTGGTCGACGTACAGGCAGACGTTCCCGGCCATCCACTGCATCACCGGCGACGGGCACCGAAACTTCTTCTCGTGGATCAGCACCTCGAGCAGCTTCGACGGAGCCGTCATCCGGCCGACGTTCTGCGAGATAGCGTGTACTTCCAGGCCGTGCCGTTGAAGTTGCGTGGCGACGGAGCCAAGGTTCCACGGATCGGCCCCGATGCCGCGGATCTTGTGGGTCTGGGCATAGGCCACGATGTCGGCCGCCACCTGGTCGTGGTCAAGCCGGACGCCTGGCGTTGTGCGAATCCACCCGTCGGCGATCCACTGGCGGAGCGGCACGCGGGCCTCACGCTCCCGCTCGGCGACGTTGTCGGCCGGCACCCAGAACATCGCGTCGGCGTCGTACCCGCCGTCGTCGTCGGGGAACAAAAACACCGCCGCCGTCAGGTCGAGGTGATCGGCCAGGTCGAGGCCGCCGAAGCAGGAGCGGCCGGCCAGCGGCTCGCGCGGCGGGGCCACGCACGGGGCGTACACCTCGGGAGTGAACCAGCGGTTGTCGGGCGTGCTCCAGACGTTCAGGCTGTAGCGGAGCCACCTGTTCCACTTCACGGGCGATGTTTTCGCGTCCTGCCAGTCGGCCTTGAACTCCTCCTCGCTGAACGTCACGCCCATGGACGGGTTGGCTCTCCGCCACACGGCCGGATCGTCGTGGTCGTCGTCGGGGGCTGCGGCGTAGATCAAGCCGTAGAAGGTTGGGTTCGCGGCCGGGTTCTTCTGCACGAGCTCGGCGTCTTGCCACCACTGGTAGCCCGGCCCTTTGCGGTCGTCGCCGGCCGTGCTGATCGCGAGCACCAGGCCATTGGGCGTGGCGCGCGTGGCGTAGGTCAACGCGCTCACAAGTTCGTCGGTGCGGTGAGCGTGGATTTCGTCGATGATCACCGAGCCGTTCAAACCCTCGTTCCGCCACGCGTCGGCCGACAGGCAGCGGAGGATGTTTCCGTGCTTCCGGTTGCGGATGATCGACTTGGAGTCGACGACCTCGAGCACCTCCGACAGCGGCGAGGCCTCGACGCTGCGCTTGAGCATCCGGTAGAGGATCCGTGCCTGCTCGCGGTCCACCGCGGCCGGGTACACGTCGGCGAGCGGCTGGTGAGCCGTCAGGAGGAACTGGGCGAGTTGCGACATCAGGAACGTCTTCGCGTTCTTCTTCGGCACGAACACGGCGCCGCGGCGGTAGCGGAGCCGGCCGTCCGGCCGCTTCCAGCCGAAGAGCGGAGCGATGACGCGGTCTCGGTGCCACGGGATGATCTTCACCGGCTGCGGCTCGCCGCCGTCCTGCGACGGGATGCGGCACAGTCGCTCGATGAACGCAGCGGGGAGCGCGGCGGCCTCGGGATCCCAGCGGAACCCCGGGACGTACTCGGGGCGGTCGCTGCCGTCCTCAGCCGGTGAGGCCGAAGGCGCGGAGGGCGGCCTTGTCGGCGTCCTCTTCTTCGCCATCGTTCGTGGCCTCCGGCGGGAACCGCGTCTCCGCGGCAGGCGTCAACCCGAACTCCCGGGCAAGCTGAACGAAGTCGCGGCGGGCGTCCCGCAGCAGCTTGGCCACCGGCGATGCCGCCTGGCCCGACTTCGTGGCCGTGATCCACCCCTCCGCGGCGAGCTGCTCGCGGAGCTGGTGGCAGTTGTCGTGGAGGTGGCAGAGCAGGGCGAACGAGTCGGCGTGCTCGGGCCGCAGCCGGCCCGCGGCGGCCAGCGTGTCGGCGTGGGCCTTCCAGAGCGCGGCCGCCAGCGGCCGGGCTTTCACGTCGGCCGGCATCTTCGGCGTTGAAGACGGGGCGCGTGGCTTGCCGGCACCATCGACCGGCACGCCCAGGGCGGCGGCGCGGGCCAGGGCTGCCTTCGACTGCTT